AGCAATCCAAGCCGCAATTAAACAAACAATTGAAAGCATTGACAAGATGGCCAACACTGGCGCAGTTCGTGCAACTGAATCACGCACAATGTCGGGCGTTGCAATGCAAACTGAATTCCAATTGCTTAACGCACGTTTAAGTGAAATGGCTGATAACTTTGAATTGGCAGAAGAACAACTGTGGAAGTTGTATGCTGAGTATCAAGGCTATTCATGGGACGGCTATGTTGAATACCCAAGCAGTTTCAACATCCAAGACACAAGCAATGAATTCGTACAGTTACAAACTGCTAAGTCAGCCGCAACTGATCCACGTGTGTTAATGGTAATTGACGAAAAGATTGTTGAATTACTAGGCGAAGAAGCAGACTTAATCTTAGGTGAAGAGCCTGGTGAAACCGCTGCTACTGAATCTACAGAACCGGTTCAGGATGCTAATGCACCGGAAATGTAATTCATAAATAAATTATAACTCAATAGGAGGCGATGCAACAATGTCAGACAATACATTGGTAACTAATAACGCAACTGATGCGGCAGATCTAGAATCGGGAAATCAGGCACAAGCAACCAAATCTTACACGCAAGAGGAGGTCAATGATATGATGGCCCGTATGAAGGGTTCATTATCAAAGAAACTTCTAAAACCTTACGAAGATTTAGGTGACCCAGACGAACTACGTGCTCTACGTGCTGATGCTGAAAAGCGTCAACAAGAACAGCAATTAAAACGTGGCGAGTTTGAGAAAACCTTACAAGAAATGGCTGCAAAAAAAGACGCTGAAATTGCAAAGCGTGACTCAGTGATTAGAGAGTATAAGATTGATACGCCTTTAACAAGTGCTGCGGCAAAGTTTCGTGCTATTAACGCCGAACAAGTCAAGAGCCTGCTAAAGACCAATCTAAGACTTAATGATGCTGGTGATGTTGAAGTAGTTGATACAAAGGGTGCTGTTCGTTATCGTGATAATGGAGAAGCACTGGCAGTAGAAGACTTAGTGCGCGAGTTCCTTGATTCGAATCCGCATTTCGTTTCTGCTACTCCTGCTACTACCAACACACAAAGCAGTCACAGTCAAAGCGGAGCAGTTTCGATTAAGAACCTGGATATTACTAAATTAAATATGAGTAAGCCAGAAGACCGTGCCAAGTACCGTGAATGGAAAAAGGCTAGCGGTCGAAAATAACATTTAATTAAAGGAAATTTAAAATGTCTAATGAATCTACCACAACAAGTCTAAACGACTTACTACCTCAGATCGTTGCTGAGGCTCTTTTCGTTGCTAGCGAACGCAGTATCATGCGTGGTCTAGTTCGTAACTACACTTTGGCCCCAGGTCAAGGTAAGACTGTTACTGTGCCAATTTACCCTCTACAAACTGCTGCTGGTTTGACAGAAGGTACTGACTTAACTAACACTGCTGTTTCTACAAGCGGTGCAACATTGACTGTTGCTGAAGTTGGTTTGATGACTACTGTTACTGACTTGGCTCGTAACACAAGTTCTAGCGATGTTGTTGCTGACGTTGGCCGTTTGTTCGGTGAAGCAATTGCTCGTAAGATCGACACTGATTTGACTGCCGCTTTTGCAAGTTTCACTACTAACGTTGTTGGTTCTGCTAACATCCAAGCAATCAGTGGCGCTATCACTGCCGCTGACGTATTCAAGGCTGTTGCTAAGTTGAAGTCTGCTGGTGTTCCATCTCAGGACATCTTCTGCGTATTGCACCCAGCAATCGCTTATGACTTGAAGGCAAACTTGACAAACACATTCGCTAACCCTAACGCTGGTGTTGCTCAGAACGAAGCAATGGCTATGGGTTACATTGGTCAATTGGCTGGTGTTGCAGTTTACGAAACATCTAACATTGCTAACAACGGCACTGGTGGTGACTTCGTTGGTGGTGTATTCCACCGTGATGCTCTAGGCTTAGCAGTTCTAGACGACATCAGCATCGAACTACAACGTGATGCTTCTTTACGTGCAACTGAAGTTGTTGCTACTGCTCGTTATGGCGCTGGCGTTATTTACGAACAGTATGGCGTTGCAATGAGTTTCGACTCTTCAGTTCTGTAATCTGAGGTAATAAGAAATGGCCTTCTTACTAAACGGTTCTCAGGTGTTGTCCTTTGCTGAATACAGTGATGTAGAAGCAATGGATCAGCGTCTATTTACGGACAACGAAGGCCTTACGAGCGATGTGGTTGAGGATCTTTTGATCCGAAGCACTGACCGTATTCTTACTTTACTAAGAGCCAGTGATTGGTGGAAGAGTTACTATGTTCGTCGCAGTACTGATGAAACATTCACTACTGTGGCGGACATTCCTGCTTTAAATTCTGCAAAGATTCAAGCAAGAAAAGACGACTTCACTGATCTATGTGTGTACTATGCATTGTTCAATTATGTTCTACCTAAGATCGCAGATTTTAGTACAGAAGATAATGCTGAACGTCAGAAGATTGGTTTCTACCAAGCCAAGTTTGATAAACTCTTCGGAGAATTGATAACTGCCGGCGACTGGTATGACTTCGATGGATCTGGCGCAATTGGCAGCAATGAAAAGTCACCAGGCACATACAATCTTAAGCGAGTACGATAATGAGAACAGCCATTTACGATGCAATTAAGGCACTAGGTTCTACTACACTGGGAACATTCTCAGTAAGCAGTGAACTGCCTTATGATGCAAGTGGCACACCATTGTATCTTAAAAACTTTAAAAAGATTTACGTTGACGTAGATCAAGTTGGACAAGAAGCAACGGTGGCTACACTAGATGGAAGTTCATGGGTCGATGAAACCACAACTGTTCGTGCATACTTCGTTACAGACGCCAAATTACTGCCTTCAAACTATGAAACATTAGTTGACGCTGTTAAAGAAACTCGTCTAACAACTGACATTACTGCTGTTACAAAACGCCGTTGTCAAGTTAGTACAAGATTCGAAGCAGACGCACTTGTTACTGAGTTTGAATTCAGTTTTACCAAACAACTAAACTAAACGCAAAGGAATAACAATGAGTTATATTAATCCAGCGCCAGGTACATCTAGCCAAATCGTTCTAAAGATCGATGCTGGCAATGCACTAGGCAACTTAACATTAGGTGGTTCTCCACTTCCAGTCCCAGCATTGCAAGATATCACTATCAACAATGCAAACGACGTTTTCACATGGAGCCAATTAGACGCTACTGCTAAGAAACAAGTTGCAACTACTTCTACTAACTCTGTTAGCATGAACTTGGTAGTTGACCCAACTACATTCTTCGGTAGCAACGTAATTGCTGCTCAAGGAGACACAGTGGCTGCTCAAGGCATTATGGGCCTAAGCCGCAACAAGACTTTGACTACTTTCTCTTTGAAAGTACAAGAGTCTACAACTGACTACTACATTAAAGGTCAAGGCTATATCACTGGTTTGGCCCCAACTATTAGTGCAGACAGTCCAGTATGGGTAACACCAGTTACTATCACTGTAACAGGTGACTATACTGTTAGCGCAACTGAGTAATCCTCAGACTGACTAAACAAGTTAAGGGCTCACAAGGCCCTTTTCTTGTATTAATAAATAGATAGGAGAGATTGATGGATATCTTAGATAAAAAGAC